TTAGAATAATTTAAATTTCCTTCCGTAATAAATTGTTCTTCAATTTTTCTTGCAACATAGAATGCCTCTAAACTAGCTGTGTTAGGCGTTATATTTAAATCGGAAAAATTAAAATTCGTAAAAGGTCTGACCGCGTTATTATTATTTACAATATCTGAACTAAAATTTGTTATTGTTTTTTGCGATTCATTATACCTCAACACGTCCTTGGTATCATAAGCTTCCTGAGTACTTTGTAATGATTGTCCATTCGCCAAATTACTTTGATCCCAAGTTAAATTTGTGATTGGGTATAGATCGGTAAAATCAAACGAATTTGACATAGTAGAATCACCAACATATGTCTTAATATTTTTTACATTAGTTTCATTTTTAATTGTTACATCAGGTTGTGATTTACCCTGAGATAGTATTTGTCCATTAAATAACTTGTTTGGGTTATTTACCTCACCTCTAATATAAGGAGTTGTAAATTCACCTCTAATATATCTTTGCCAGCTTTCACCTTGTCCTTGGTTGGATATGTGTCTTAAGAAAGGGATAAAGTTGTTTTGGTCAATCAAATATTCTTTTAATATTTTTGATAAATAAGGATTGTCTCCACCTAAACTCTCTAATATGTTAATCGCTTCGTTTTCCGCTTCAACATTGTAAATACCTAATTGATATCCTGTTTGTCTACTAAGTTTACTGTAATAACTATTAAGTAAAACTCTTTCATATATCTCATAGAAGTACTTCGCTTGTTCTTTGTTTTGGAAGATTTGATCTGATGTTGGGAAATCAATAGAATTTAAAGAAATCCTTTTTGGTTTTTCTAATAAGTTTACTTGTATTGTTTCACCTTTAGAGGTATCTTTTTGTCTTAATACATACCCTTTAACAAACTCCTCAACAAACTCAACCTCTGGCCAAATCTCAGGATTGTAAGCATTGTAAGTTGATGCAACATTTAAATCACCAGGATAAATTATTTCAAATTTTTCTTTATTATCATCACTTGTTGTTTCCCTTAACACTTGAGGCCAAGGGTATATAGGTTCATCATTTTGGGTTGATGTTTTTATATCAACACTTGGTGCGGTACTTTGATTACCAAATATCGCAGCTTTTCGATATCTATTACTTCTTTGATCCCAAGCCTTCTTATGTACATCATCCAACAACCTTAAAAAGGCTTCACCTTGACAATAGAAGACTGCCAATATATTCCTAATTGACGGTACGAATCCTAAACCTGTTGCTTTACTTGTAAATTGTTCCGCTAAATTATCAGTTATTTGTTGTTCTATGGTTTTTCTGATTGATGTCGCTTGTTTTGACATACCATCAGTAATACTAACAAATTTATCCACACCCTCAAAAATGAAGAATAAACCCGCATTATCTAATAATGATTGTTGTGTCTCACTTAAGAAAGTTATATAGTTAGTATCCCCCGTAACATTTACCGTTTGTACTGTAGTATTCCTTTCCTTATATGTTCTAATCGGATCAAAAGATGGTGTGCCATCAGGTGATATAGTTTGTAACGTTATGTTAAATGTTATTGGGCTTTTATATACTTTACCTCCAACACTATAAGACCCATTACGACCAAAAACACTATTTGATAACAATAGGTTATTATATTTTTGTATAATACCCGTACTTAATTTACTTACCGCATCTATTTTTTGAGCTGCATCATATTCTTTTTTGAAGGTGTAGTATGTAGTTCCGTCAGCGGTTACAAAAGGTTTTCTTCTATCCATATATTGGTTATACCATGAACTAGATGCGGTATACACATCTAACCTATACGAATTAAGAGTTGTAAGATAATTAGAAATTTCTGTAATAACACCTAAGTTTTCTTTACTATATTTTTCTAAAATGTTTTTTATGAAATCATCCAACCTATATCTCAATTGGTTTAAAGTGATTTCAGGGAAATCATCATCAATCAATCCTTTAGCTTTATAGTCCGAATAAATTTCCCTCATTTTTTGATAACCTCTATAAACTGTAGTTTCGTTTTGTTTGGTTTCTTTTTGAGTACTCTGAGTTGTTTGAGTTGTTGCTGGATTTGTAATTACATTTGGGTACATATAAGGAACCGCCATCAACATACCAAAGTTTACATAGGATAATAAAGTATATTTATACCCATAAAATTTTAATCTAATAATAAAGTTATGTGAACTAGGATCAAACGATGATGTAAACGATTGTAACATTATTGGTAATTTGATCGCTTTACCGTAATAACCTTTAAGGGTTAGTTGGAATTGTGGGTATGGTAATTGGAAGAACGCAGCGTATGGTGAATTATTACCACCTTCAAATAATGCTCGTCCTTTAACATCTTCCAATGTAACATCAATCACAGGTAAAAAACTTGAGTCAATGTTAACCTGAATGTCTTTCATACCTAAAAGTCCGGTGTCAGTTGCACCTGGTTTACCATTAGATAATAAATTTTGTGTGATATAATAATCCGAAGATCTTTTAGGGTCTTGCACATCAGGACTATTTAATTTAACCTGATTAACTCCCTCACCTTGTAATGTACCTTTACCCGTGATCTCATCTGACCACGCAGTATCCATAAATTTCTTGTTACCAGGATTAAGAAAATTAATTTTACCAACAGAAATTGTTCTCTGTGAATCGTTAAGAGCGTTACCAACAGCCAACTTAGTTCTTGGCAACACGTTACACTCAAGATTTGCGTAAAACATCAAATCTTCTTGTCTGACTAATCTTTCTTTTACATTACCCTCAGGATCTATAGTTCTGTTTGGGTCAATAAGTGTAATGTTGTCATAGTCAAATTCAACGAGTATGTTATCTGTATTATCTACCATAATAGAATAAGTAATTATCTAAGGAGTTTTTGTAGTCCTGTAAAGAAGTTATCAGCGGAAATGGTATAGTCAATACTGCTCCGTCAGGTATTACAAATTCAAATCCAGAATATTGTGGATTTGCTTGTTGTATTAACCATCCAAATAAGGGTGACCCATAATATTGTTGGGATATTTTGTCTAGTCTTGATTGACCAACTTTATATATAAATCTCTTATCGGAACTTTTTGAGGGGAGTACTAAATATGGTACAACCGTTTGTTCACCATTAATAAGAAAATCTTGGTACCTGTTGTAATATTGATTTGCCATTTTAATTAAGTGTTACTTTACCATCGAATGAATCGGTTGTGTTTAGGTTTTGGTTTGCGTAAAGATCTTTTAGTTTCTTTTGTTTAGCATCTACATCAGTCGTTGCCGGACTTGTAAACCCTACCTTAGCAGGTATTACTGGTAATTCTAATGTTGATAAACTTACATATCGAGAATCTGTTTTAACATTATCAAAATTCTTTACCTCAGCATCATACTCTTTTTTAAATCTTTCTTTAAGGTCATTACATATAAAATCAATTTCTTCAACCATTTTTGGTATTTTTTTAACTTCTTCTAAGTTTTTTAATCCATCTACAAAAGTTACAAATTCTCCACCATTTAAAAATATCGTGGAATTACAAACATAAAACCTATTTTCAGTTATACCTGGAGCACCTGGAGTGAATGAACCTCCCACAAATGGGTCTGTAATTGTAAAGCTCGTAGTATTGAATTCAGTTTTATTGTTTATTTTGGTATCAACCATGAAAGTATTTAACCTTGTCAAATAGTCAGGAACTCTATCTAAAAGAATGTATTTTAAACTTTGGGTGTTAGCAACATCCGCAAAGAAAGTATCACCACTTAAATCATAAGTTACGGTTCCGTTAGATGCATCCACATACCCATCTAATTTACCGTCAACAACATTTAATTTTCTAAAACTATAAATTAATTCTTGTTGAGAATTTACTAAGTTTGAAAACCCTCCATTAACTATGTTTCTTAATACGACTTTTTGCCCTCCAACCGAAAATTTAAGTCGATCCTTAACTTCTCTAAGAGCCTTGTTTGGGAATTCAGCTGATGAATCCTTTAAAGCCGCTGAAATAGGATCTAACTGATCGTCAATATCTGTTAATACTTGATCAACTAAACCGTCAATCAAAGGTTCATAATCGTATGGTTTACCATATATTTCAACTTCTGTTGATGTCCCCAAAGTTCCTTTTATGTATTTTCTCTTATTATTCATAATTTGGAGTATCCCGTAGTTGGTTTGTTTTTGTACGCTCAATTCACCATTATAGTATGTATCAAAATAACCTTTAAGTTGATTTTGTAATTCCGTTAATATTGGTGTGTAATCTAATTCATTACCAACCTGCGTACCTATAGTACTTTGACCTCTTTTTGGGTTTACGTTTTGTACGGCAGCCGCCTGAGCGGAGTTAACAGGAGTTATACCACCTGTAATTTTTTCTACAACGTATTTGTCAAGAGCCGAAGTATCCTCAGTTGCCGTTGCTCTTTCATCATATATTTCTGTATTGGCATAGTAGTTGAATGAAAGTGCGTTTTGTAATTCTTGTACCGGACCCGCCAATCCATTACCACCAATAAAGTTAAAACTTAAAGTTATGTTTGCAATCATAGGTTGTACACCAATACCTTCAGGGTTCATGTCCAAAACTAATGGGTCATAAGTAATACTTAATTGTTGAGGAACTATTTTAGTATGATAAAAATCCCCAACTCTTAATACCAAGATTGGTGGTGCACCAAATGCGGTGTTCAAAGCATCATTGTATTTTGGTTTACCGTCAGGGTCAATAACAGGTATTGTCTGTCCCGGTCTCATACATTGATTTAAGAATGTTAATCTAGCATTCAACCCTTCAGGTGTCATTGAGTGGAAGGTTGGATTAAAATATTTTATTTTATCCTTTATACTATCAAAGATCATTGGGTTCTCTTCTTTGATAACCTCAAAATAATCACACTCTGTAAATAAGTTTCTTAATATCTTTTTAGATATACCTTCTTTTATTGTGGTTAACACATCAACTCTACCTTGAGGCTTAATTGTTTGTGTTACACCTGTTTTTGGTACTGATTGTGTACTTTTTTCTTCTTCAATAACTTTATCCTGAGTCGGTAAAGACTGTGGTTTTTGAGTTATTGTAACCTTCTTAAACGCAACTCGTCTACACGCCATTGCAGGAATACTATATTTTTGTGAAACTGAAGTAACCGGTCCATTTACCGCATTTTGTCTAATATTAATATTACAATTTACCTCGTCATTTAAAATATCGGTTCCTCCTGATGTCGTTACGGTTAAACCTGAAGATGCTGTAGCGTCTGCTTTACTCTTAGGTATTACAAGTTGTTCACCTCTTGGTGTTGTAATGTATGTCATACCTCGACCAACAAAATCACCAATTTTATTTCCCGTTGGTAATGATTGTTCGTTAAACCATTTTACCACCGAATCTAGTCTTCGTTCTGATAAGTTCTCATTATATTCAGGTGAATTTGGTGCTGAAGCAGAACCAACTAACTCTAAAGTAACTTCACCACCATTCGTTAATGCTTCTTTTATTTTAGGTAATAAATCTGATTGGATGAATGAGAAGTTACCTTCAATAACATCAGTATAGAAATTACTAATACCATCTCTTTTAAATTGTTTGTCACCAACATAAACAACTGCCGGCGATGTGTTTCCTAAATAAGTTGTTTTAACTGATGATGCCGTATATTGATTATACCATACATTATATGGTTGACTTGCGGTTGTTTGTCTTGTTCTTGGGTCAGGGTAGTCGTTATCAAAGTAGAAACCATAACCAACATATTGATCTAAAATTTCAGTAACAGGATTTTGAGCTACCGTATTATCATTAGTACCAGTTTCAAGAGGAGTATTATTAGCACCTGTTGCACTTCCCGCATTACCACCTTGTGGATCTACAGGTATTTCAGTTAACGTTTGAGTTAATTCTTCAGGTGTTAATCTTGGGTTATTTAGAATCTCTTGATATGTGAATAAATCACTTGTTGGGATTGTGTTAAACTTAATTGCCAAATCGTATATGTCATATTTCACACATCCCGCAAAGAATGAATCCATAATCGAATCTACTCTTTCTTTAGCCACTCCCGCCAATTGTTTTTCTATAATTGTATTCATCATAGAGGGGTGATCAACAACTATACTCCAACTTAATGAACCAGATCTACTTGTATTCTTATACGTATAAATTGGTTCGGGTCTACCGATAAAGTTTGTTTCGGTAAAGTTAGGTTTAGAGTCATCGTTGAATTTAAGGTTGTAAGGTGGGAACCACATTATTCTTCCACCATTAGGTCCTTTTTCACAAACAGGTAAATCATCGTAAGTAAATCCAGGTCTATCTGAAGTTCTCCACGCCAAATTCTCAATAGACAACATATATTTTTTAACTTTACCATTAACAATGTTAGTAGATCCAGGATTTCTTAACGGAGCAATGTTTAAGTTATACGTATTATCCAATATTGAGAAACCAAATCTTCTACCGTTTTGTGTTATACCATCTGTTTTTTGTAAATCGTTATAGAAGAAGTAAGGTGTGTCTTTAGTGAATACCCTACAATATTCAATTCCCGCTTCTTGACCTGAAGTTTGATCTGTGTATGATAGAACTTGTGAACCTTTAGTAATTTCTTTGTACCCATCGTTGAATACTTTTGAAACTTGGTTGATTGCTGTTCCTACGTGTTTTAATCTTGTTTGACCTTCTACTTGATCCGCAGACTCAACTAATCTTTGAGTATTATCTAAAATAGACCCCGGTCTAAAATCAATGTCGGTAGATTGGTACTTGTTGTAATCACTTTGTAATGTTGGAAACTCTTGATCGTAATTTGTTACTTTACCCCCAACACCTACTTTAAATCCTGCATTGTCTTTGTATTTAGGTGATGTCCAAACAAATTGACCTGTAATACCTCCGTCATTTGAGTATGATCTACCAGCAAGACCATTTTGTATTCTTCCTATATTACCTTCATATAAGATACCCAATTCTTGTGGTCCATACACAATGGCCGCCACTTGTTCACCAAATTCATTTACAGGTACCTGATTAGCGGGTGAGTCTATCATGCTTGGTTCAGCATTCTTACTACCAACATAATACCCACCTTGAGATGGTGTGTCTTGATCAAGGAAATTATTAATTAAAGTTTCCGCACCACCAATAATACCTCTGTTGTAAGACGGTCTATATTTGTTATAGTCTAAACTTGCAAATAAAACAGATCTTTGTCCGTTACCTGTGTTTGCAACAAATATTTCGGATGGGTTTCTTGTTTTATTAAGAATAGGTGATATTAAACCACCGGTTAGATTATTAACAACGTTAAGAGCATTACTTGTTTGACTTGGATTAGTATAAGGGTTAACCTCATCAAAGTAGTCTCCAGGTATGAAAGACGCAGGAAAATATGTTCCTGATATTCTATTCGCTAACGATACCGTAGCTAGTACTATATTTTCGGGTTGGGATATTTTCCAATTTCTATCGAAGAAAGGTTGTTGTCCCGTCGCCAATTGGGAAGCGGTGAATGGATTTGTAATTGTGTCTAAATTAATAACCCCAACTGTCGCTTGAGCAATCTCAGCAGCAATTCTTTCTTCAAATAATCCTCTAAGTTGCGTTGCACCTATTTTCGCTAAGTACGTATCTTGAGATAATAACCCATCAGTTCCTAATGGATCATTCTGAAATACAATATTAAATGTTGAATATGAGGAACTAACGAAGTAAGACGGATCCCAATAAGGTTGATAAATACTATTATTGTTTTGGATATCAGTAATAATAACTAAATCCTTATATCCGCCTGATGGTCCAAAAATATTTTTAACATAAGCGGCATCAATAAAGAATTCATTTAATAAATCTATTTGTGCCGAATCTTGAGTGTAAGGACCTTGATTTGATCCGTTTGGTAATTGTGATGACGATAATGGCCCTATACCTATCGGTTGATTAAAACCACCTTCAGGTCCAAATACGTTTAATGGGTATTGAGCATTAGCGAACGTATTCGTTGAAACAAATGTGTTAGGTGAGTCAATTACTGAATATACAGATAAATTAGTTTCGTAATTTACTGCCGGTTGTCTTGCGGATAAAACCCCTTGAACCGAATACGGTTCTAAATTTTTAGTTAAAAGGTTTTTCCTAAAAAACTCTGAGTTACCAAATGAAAGTGTGCTTTCTGCCATGTCTTCTATAAATACACTTTATTATGGTTTCTTAGGATTCATACTTAATTGTGAACTACCCGCCGCCTTTTTTATTGCTTCTTGTATTACAGTATTGTTTTCCATTAAACTTACTAATTTATTGGATAACTCATTATCGCTAATTTGAACGTTTTGTCCTCCTTTAACGTCAACACTCATGTTAACATTAATATCATTTTTTGATTCTAATCTTTGTGTAACAGGTTCATAACCTTTTGTTGATCCTTCCATAGCCGACTTGAATTTGGTTTGGATCCCTTCTGCCATGTTTGAGAAATTCTTAGTTATGTTGTCGACGGCACTTCCCATTCGACCTACAGCGTCTTCAAACCCGATACTATTATTACGTAAAAGTGAAATTACCGCATCCTCAGCAACTCTAGTTGCCGGTGTAAATGTTTCTCTCATTGTTGGTGCAGTATATTCTGAAGTTGCCGCCTTTAACCCACCTCTTTGAGCTTCTCTTGACATCTCAGCCAATCTTTGTACAGGTCCCATAGAAGCCAAACCTAATTGCCCGGACAATCGTATCGCTTCTAATTGTTTATTTGTGAATGTTGCTTGATCTAATTGTTCGAGAGCAAGTTGCTCAATAGTTTTATTATTTTGATCTTGAGATTGTTTTAATTTTTCAATGTCTTCGGGTGTTAATTCGTTGGGTTGCACTAATTTAACCTCACCTGTTTGTATATTTTTAACTGTTACCGTGGCAACACCATCTTTAATTTGTGCCATGGACGCAATTAATTCTTTAGTTTCTTTGTCGTCAGCAAAACTTGGTAATTTAATCTGTGATAACTTTCTATCAAACTCCGCGGCTTGTATACCCATTTTAGCGAATTCTGCCACAGGAATATTTAACTCCTTAGCAATTTCCCTCATTCTTCTTTGGGATCCCGGCATAATCTCAAATTTTTTGTTCTCTTCACTAAACCTAACAAAATCTTTTGTTAGGTTAACAAGTTCATCTTGTAATGCCGCAGGATCATTTTGAGCCATATCCATCGCCCTTAACGGATCTAATAAACCATTTGCTGTCACACCTAATCTTTGTAATGATGCCGCATAATCAATTGCCTTTTCAGGAGAGAATAAGTCTTCAGCAATTGTAAATACGGTATCCATGTTAACCCCTAATCTTGCTGATTGGGTGGCCATTTTAGTTAATCCTTGTACACCACCATCAAAATTGTATAAGTTGATTTTTCCTAAATTTGCAGTAACCGCACCTGCAACCGCCTGTACCGGAACACCCACATTTCTTGCGTAGTTGGTGACTTCAGCCATTCTATCTCCAACATCATACATTGATATCCCGACTTCTCTGAAATTACCCGCTAATGTACCTATTTCCTGATCAGCAACTTTAGCCGCCGCAGCTATTTCAGTTACCGCTTCAGCTCCCAAACTTGCGGCTCCACCGAGTTTACCTGAGACCGCAGTAATTGTTGACGCAAATTCTGATTCCGAATAACCCATTTGAGCCAAAACAGGACCAACGTCAGCAACTAATGTTTTGAATTCCTCAATTCTATCTCTTGATACACCAAATGATTGTTGTATTTTTGTTCCTTCAACCTCTAAAATACCTAACCCTCTTGAAAACCCTGCGATTGATTCAACAGCAGCACTTCCAAAATCTTTCATTAATTTTGGTATATTGTAAAGTGACTCAGCCACAGCCTCGTATTCACCAGCAGCGACCGTAACATCTTGTGCGGTACTTTTAGATAACTGACCTTCAGCAGCTTCTTTTCCTTTAATCGCATCCGCTAACTCACTTTCAAGAGTTTTTACTCTTTTTTCTAATTGTTCAATAGTTGCCGCCATCTACTTCTTTTGAAGATAAATATTTTTAGGTGTTGTTTTTGGTGGACTCAATTATCTTTTCAACGATATATCTTCGTATATATGTGGGCATACTTAAAAATTCGGAGTATTGCATCCTCATTATTTTAGCCAAATAATAAAATTCATCGATTAAGCTTACGCTATATTCAGAAGAAAGGCCGAAAAAATTCCACCCCAAAAGCAATGTTGACCATTACCTTTTCTCCTGACGGGGCTATAACTTCTTTTGATAGGTCTAACCTTGGTTCATTTTCACTTAAGAAACTCCTAATAAATTTAGAATCTTTGATAGGCATTTGATCCACAAATGTAGTTATCTTAACACGATCGGGTGATCCGTTTATTTCTACAATATGTTTTATTAATCTAGTTGTTACTGTAGGTGCGTTTCTTTCAGACGGATACGAACTGAGTATTCTTTCGATATCCAATTTGTCACCCATACTAAGCAATTTAAGTTTAACTTTGTGTTTGGTAACAGGTAATTCAACTTCAAACAAACCATCATCACCAGGTTGTACTTTTGGTTTAAGAATATTTAACTCACTTAAATCTATGGTGGTGTTGAAGTATTCGTTTGTTCTTGGATCAATTGCTCCAACATTATATTCGGAACCAAATGAAGTGTTTCTCAAGAAGATTAAAATTGCTTCTGTGTCACCTTCTAATAGTTCTTCAGGTCTTAGGTCTCTTTCGTATAATCTGTTTCTAAGAAGTGGTAAAACTATTGATTCGTTAATAGTTTTCTTTCTGTCGATTGATGAAATAATATTTTCGTCAGCGGCAGTTAAGTAACCAACTTTCACACTTCTTTTTTTACTTTTGTAAAATACACCCTCAGACGGAAGTGATACTACGTCATGCGGTAAATTAAATTCCGCTTGTCCAGCGTTATAGATATCTTGTTCCATATTATATAATGTTTCAACTTATATGATAAAAAAAAACCGTAAACTGTAAAGTCTACGGTTTCGATGATACGTTATTTTTTTTATTAGTATACCAAGATACATCTGTCCATTTGCATTTGACATGTAATACCCGCAATATTATCTGAGTTGTATGCCAATGAACCTCCGTCATAACCTAAAAGGAATGTACCTTCTAAGATCCATTTTTCTACAACAACACCTGTTGGATCTAACATCTCAAGGTCAACATTCTTTTTGTAACCAGCAGCGTAACCCATACGTCCTGTAACTGACTCAGCACATAAACGAATCCATTCCATAACAGCTTGAGAAGCTGAAGGTCCGATTGGATCACGGAACTTAACTGAAAGTGGGTCCCATTTGAATCGTCCAGCAACGAATGTAGATGTATTTAAGAATTCGATTTCTTTTGATGTGATTGAAAGCTTTGGTCTTGCAGTACTTTCTACGTACCACTCGTTAATACCAAGTGATGATGGAAACCTCAAGATCCAACGGTTTTCCCTTTTCGGTTCGTAAGGGATTGGCATTTTCATTAATAAATCAGCCATAGTTTGTTATTATTGTGTTGTTTATTTTTATGATAAATATATCGTTATATTTTTTTTTCTATTTACTTCTATTTTTTTTCGAAATATATTGTACTAGGCCCTAGTTTAATTAATATTTAGTTTTCTTTCCTCCTCCAGTATGATAAATTTCTAATCCAGATTCATCATCAAAATGTCTCTTCATTGCTTGAACGTTCCTTAAGTCGTCATCTGAAAAACCGATATATGGTATAAAATAATTGCTTATTTTGTTTTTCATAAATGCTTTCTCTTGTAATCTTCTAGATAAATTTTGAACGTAAGTCATAAATTCTTTCATTGCATCTACTTTTAATTGTTCAGGATTGGCAGCAGAACCTTGTCCGAAACTTACAGGGTGATATCTATTCATATCTAAATAAGATCTAACTAATTCATCGTCAGATAAATCATCCTCATCAGCTAATTCTCTATATTTTCTTAAGTTTTTTACTAGTTCTTTTTCACTTAAACCGTGTTTATTTCTTTTAATTAAATTATACACGGCATTCTTTAGAATGGATGGTGTGTGTCCCCTTGCTGTTATGATCGAAAAAATGGACCCGTTATTAACCGCTTCGACAAAGTCACTCCATGCGGGACCTGTAGGGGCTGTCATTGCATCTTTTAGGAAACCTTTATCACCAGGGACATTAAAATCTCTAAAAGCATTATCATCAAAACCAACGATAGTATTACCCTCATAATCAAAAGGTTCTTTACCAATTTCAGTTCTGTATTCAGCAAAATCTTCTGTTGACATACCAACAACTTTACCATCTTCATCTTTTAGATAAATTTTAGTCGGCATATACATAAGATTGTCATCCCAGTCAAAAGCATAATACTTCATCGTAGGTTTCATCTGATCATTAATAATTTCAGATATAATTTCTCTAACGATTTTTTTGTGATTCATATTAATAAATATTAGAATAAAAAAAAGGTGCCATTTCTGACACCTTTTTCTTTTGTTTGTTTTTTATTAGATATTGTCGAAAGACGCTCCTGTTGGAGTAATGTAGAATGTAATATCGATAAATTCTAATGATCTTGTTGGTTTGATATAAATCTTACCTGTCATTTGGTTTCTGTCGATATCTTCAGGGTCACTTGAAACAGTCACTCTAAAGTCATACAAACCTCTGTCTCTTCTGATTGCATCTAAGATTGGGTTCACCGCGTTTAAGAAATCTTGTCTTACTTGTTGATCGTTTTGTTCAAACAATAATCTTGCAGATACCGCAGAAATCAATTTACGAGCTTGTAACAACAATCTTCTTACGTTGATTCTATCAAGAGCACTTTCTCTAATTTGAAGCGTTTTGTTACCCCAAATTACTGTACCTACATCTGCGAAGGTTGCGATTGGGTTGATTCTTCCTGTATAAAGAATGTCTCTATCTTCTTGAGTTAACTTCTTACGTGCTTTAACCGCATTTACAATACCACGAGTGTAACCTGCCGCTGCGAACCAAGGATAAGCGATGTTATCTGTCAACGCTAAGTTTCTTGTTACTTCCGCAGTTGCTGGAATGTAGATTTGTGTGTTGTTTTCGGTATCACGAGTCAACACCCAAGGGTAGTAAGTTGCAGTATAGTTAGAATCGATACCTGTTGCTTCTAATATATCTACAGCTTCTGTAGGGTAAATAAAGAAGTCAGCTCCTGTTGTTGTCGGTGTATACATATTGTAGTCAGCCGTAGTAACAACATAAAGTGAATCCGCTCTATCGTATTCAATAATGTTAACAACATCTTCAACTAAATCATCGTTATTCATTGTGTCGATACCTGGAGATACAAATACATTGATGTTTACTGCTTCAGGGTTTGCAAATGTTTGGTAACCCAATAAGTAAGCGTAATAGTCAGTATTTGCAAAGTCAGTTGTGCCGTCACTGATTGCGATTTGTTTGAATGCTCCCCAACCTGTGGCGTTTGGATATCTTGTTGAAGGACATGCTCCTCTTAAGAATCCTGTTCTACCGATTACGTATTCATTTGTATTGGTTCTCCACTCTCTGTAGATATCCCAACCATCGAAACCACCTTGTACCAAGAATGTAAATTTACGAGCAAATAATCTGTAATATACATTTGTTGGGTTATCTGGGTCTGTGATGAATGAATCTGAACCTACTACGAATCTTGGTTGACCCGCAGTTGAGAATTCATTACCGATTGTGATACCACTTGCATTTTTATCCATGTGGAAACCTGTTGATCTGTAGTTAAATGGAATCGATTCGATATCACAACTATTCAATGGATTTCTCTTACCAACATATTCATAGTAAGAAGCGTCATACCCAATTGTGTTAGAAATACCAAGATAAGTTCTTCTGATGTTATCACCCGCACTTGTTGTTGCGTTATTATTACCTGTACTCAATCCAAATGGTGGGTTATAGATAACTTCACCAGGGAAATCATATTTTCCTTTGATAATTGGGAATGGTGAACTTGCACCAGCGTATAACCTAAAGTTAAATCCGTTGAATCCACAAGGTATTGCATCCACAGGAGCATCCTCATTAATCTCAACCATTACAAATTTTGAGTTTAAAGTGTACTCACCATCTAATGTACCAATCTTAACACCGATAAAGTTGTTTTGAGCCGGATTCATACTACAGTTAGTGAATTTCTCAAGAACTACAGGATTAGCATCCGTATCAAAATAATCTCTTACCAACACTGTAAATGTTGAGTTGGCGAAAGATAAATCCGCAATTGATATTTTAATTAATGTATTAGCGGCGTCACCATCAGATACTGTGTAGAATCTAAATAGATCATATACTTTATTACCTCTTAATTCAGATACTGTCCAAGGAGAACTAGGTGTTTGCCATCTATCCAAATACCAACCAATAGAATTATCATCCCCACTTTGAGCTGAATCTAAAGCAATTAATTCAGGATTCAACCCTCTAATATAACCTTTACTATATGCAAAGCTTAAGAATGATTGGAAGGTCTCCTCACAGAATAATGGAGTATCTAATCTTGGTTTTTGGAAGTTAGTAATACCGAATACTTTACTTATGTAACTAGGGTCTGAAAGTGTAAATGAAGTTTCGAACGTAAAGTTTTGACCGTTCTTGTTAGTAACATTAACAGCAAAAGGAGCGTAAGGGTTTTTCAAAACATCGACATATTGACCTGACATAGTTAAAGATACATCAGTCAAACCTGTTACTTCCCAAGCTGGGTTTCTTGTGTTAGGTCCATATGTTGAGATACCTCTTGATCTTAATGTACTAATTACTACGTTATCGTAATCAGAGTAAGATGTACCTGTGAAGAAATACATACCTAAATTAACTGAACCTGAGTAACAAGTTGTTATACCACCTATATCTTGAGTACCTGAATTACCTGAATAAACACAAAGACTACAAGGGTTGTATGTGAAAACATTAACAGTATAAGTTGTTGTAACCGAACCATCTTGAGAAACTAATGTGTAAACAATACTTCCTGATGTGAAGTTATTAGGAGTCACACCACTTACTTGTGTTACAGATGAAACTGTAATCGCCGTAGTACAAGCACTAAAGTTAGCAACTAATCCTGAAAGTGATCCTGTAAACCCTGAAGGTAAACAAACGTCAATTGTTTGGTTCGTGTAATTAATTGAACCAGGGTTTCCACTGATACTATAATTGTAGAATGATGCACATGAGTTAGAAGTTGATATTGAAGTTACTCCTGTTACAATTGAGGTAAAAGAAAAACCTGAATAATCGTTGTTTCCATTATTATCAAATAATGAATAGTACCAAGGGTCGTTTTGAGAATCTGTTAAATCATTAGAATCTAAAGACACTGATGGTACATTATATACATTTGTGGAAGCAGTATAACCTAACGATACTAAAGCATCGTAATCAGTAGTTGGTATTGAACCAAAGTAATAGATATCTTGATCCTCAGCAGTTGCTGGTGAGGTTGAAGTAATAATATCAAAAACTAATGATTGTAAGTTTTCTTGTATTGTACTTGTAGATCCATTATATAATTGATACTGTTCTGTAAGTATACTTTGTAGATTTGCAGGGAACGCACTTGTAAATCCTACACTTGTGATGTCATTAGTACATCCTGTAAAAGTCACAATATAATCCTGTTCTTTAAATGTAACACAAGTTGTGTCACAAGTTGCAGATGAGGTAACCGCACTTAAACAATAAAGACCAATTGTTGTTGGGTCCACATTCGCAACAGTTCTAATAGACCAAGATGGTCCTGCGTCATAACCTGATAAACCTAAAATTCTGGTTACAAATAATTGGTTAGATTGTTGGAGATATGCTTTTGCAATATATCCTGCCTCGTATTTAGGTATTTGAGTATTTACAAACTTTTCGGGTGAAGTACCACCAAAATAAGTAGTAAACTCGTCATAGTTTCTAATAAAAATAGGTTCGAAGGCTGGACCTATCAGTGTCTCACCAGCAATACCCAATGTCGTTACACCTACACTTTGCGCCACAAAGCTTAGGTCTACTTCAGAGGTGTACACACCTGGCGATACAAATACTTTACTGTTTGTTGCCATGTTAAAGTTTTTCTGTTTTATTCATTTATTTTAATAATAAATATTAGGTCAAACCACAAAAACTTTACATATTAAAAAGTATTTATATTTTGGTAAGATTTTATTCTGCCTTTTTTCTACCCCATGGATAATAATAGCAAGAAGATAAAAAATTTAAAAATAGACACCGAAGTTCACAAGGTACTTAAAACCTATTGTGATAAGAGAGGACTTAAAATGTATAAGTTTTTAGAGGGTCTAATTATGGAAAAATGTAAGGAAAAAAAAGATATCTACGGAGAAAACTAAAGTAGATCAACTGAAAAATTAATTGACGACTCTGCTCCATCCCAACTCTTAGTTGCCGTTATATACAGAACATCATTTGTGTTAATTTGGATGGTATCCAAATCATATCCATATAAATCTCCGTTAATATAAACTTGCCAACCTGCCATATTATTTGTTTCTACAACCGTTAAATTAGCGGTATATTCAAATACTTTAGTGTATTCTGTAACTCCTGTTGGGTAAAGGTATATGACTTCTTGCGGTGGGTTAGGGATTGGTTTTCTCTGACGTTTCTTAGATGGTGACGCGTCTACTTCATACATTTGGAAAACTCTTGATATTGCGGGAGCAACCTCAAAGTCATCCTCATCAAGTAAGAATCCCATCATTGTGAAATCGTATTTCTGAATATAATATTTTCTTTTCTCCAAATCCATAACTGATTCATCAGAAATACCATCATTAATAATCGGAATATAATGACCTTTAATAACTTGATATGCTTGTCTTGATGCAAAAGTTTGCATTATGATCTGATTAAACTTATTAATTTCTCTCATTCTATTACAAACAATCGCAACTGTATATTTGATATCAACAGGAACTGGTTGGGGTATTTTGTAAATATCCATACCATTTCTGTTACCATCCCAAGTCGGTACATTCATATAGTAATACATTCTTCTGTTAGGG